AAGGCCACCAAAGACTGGCACAAGAAGAACCCTCACAAGAAAGGCAAGTAATGGCTAAGAATCCATGCTGGGACGGATACGTCCAGGTAGGTATGAAAAATCAAAACGGCAAGAAGGTGCCAAACTGCGTGCCTGAAGGTAAAGGAAAAGACAAAGTCGCTAAACCTAAGAAAGGTAAAAAATAATGTGTAAATCGTGCGGATGTGGCTGTTCAAAGCCAGGTTGCAAGGGTGCTTGCAAGAAGACTACAAAGAAAACTGCAAAAAAGATGTCTCCTAAGCAAAAGAAGCTTGATGTAGATAAAGACGGCAAGCTAGAAGGCTCCGACTTTGCTGCTCTTCGTGCAAAGAAGAAGAAATAATGTGCGCCACCTGTGGCTGCATGAAGCCAAAAGATAAGCACGGCATGAAGACCCTAGCTGCTGCTAACAAGAAGTACGCTAAAAAGTCTGACTCAAAAGGCAAGGCTAAGAAGGCCAACGTGGTTAGAAAAAAGGGTATGTAATGAGTCGTATGCCGTATAACGAAAAGAACGACAAGAAGCAGGATGCCAAGACTACCAAAGGTATGAGCGCTGCTGAAAAGAAAGAGTTTGAAAAGATGGACAAGGCTCATGGCAAGCGTAACAAGCCAGAGTCCCAGACAGCTGACCGCAAGATTGACGAGAAGTTAAAGAAGAAAGCAGTCAAGAAGGTTGAAAAACGCCACGAAGCCAAAGAAGGTAAGAAGGGCGAAAAAGCTGAGGATAAACGAGAGAAGAAAGCTAAAAAGAAGTAACGACTTAGGCCCCGAAAGGGGTCTTTTTCGTTTATTCTTGTTTTTGACGCCGGAGTAATCCGGAACCCTGCAGCTTGACCCCGCACTTCTCCCTATGGAGGTTTTTCATGATTTACCTACTCGACAGAATGGCTCGTGCTGAAACTGAAGCCGACAAAGAGCAATTCGTCCGCGGTGTTTTAGGTCTAGACAAATTCCACGCTGGCTCAATGGTAGCTGGTTGGATTGCAGGAAGTCTAATCTCTAAAGCAATCGTGGGCCGTAAATGAGATTATCAGAAACCTTAAAGAATTCCATAAATGAAGGTGCTCGGTTCGATTCTGCGGTAACTACCAGAGCTTTACAAAAGTACTGCCTAGAAAATGGATGGCCTGCAGACGTTGTAAACGTCATCTCTGTTCAAAATACTGGCTCTGAGCATATTATTTACTACCCACCTTATCTGACCTCTAAGATTAATGATCTGGAGTACGGTACTCAAACCACATCTCCAAGTGGAGTACTTCGTCGTTTTCTAGACAATATTGATGACACAGCTCTAGCTACTGGGATTTTGGGGGCGATGTTCTAATGCCTTTTATTCTTAATGAAGATAAAGCCCTAAAGCTAATGCTTACCGGAGTCACTGTCTCAGATAGCGGTAACTCCGCTAGACCTGTTGGCGTATGGTTTGGACAACCTGATCTTGAAATCCGTGCACAGTCCTACCCATATATGACCATAGATTTTTTAGGATACAACGAAGATTTTGCTAGAGCTCACCGTGGTGAGATTCAGATGCCGTACTTTCCAGAAGGCGCAAATACTTCTGAGCAGTACATAACAGAGTTTCCGATTCCAGTCTATCTTGATTATCAGATCACTACTTGGTCACGTCAACCAAGACATGATCGACAAATCATGGCAGAGATGGCAACCGGACAACGCATACCTTTACGGTATGGGTTACTAGTAGTTCCAGAAGATAACACGGTTCGCCGTTTAGACTTTTTGGGATTTGCAAAAAAAGATACCCAAGACGAAAATGGAAAGCGTCTATTCTCTAACGCATACACTGTTAGAATTAGCGCTGAAATCTTGCCTAGGGTTCTTGATCAGATCGTCCCTGTAACAGAAACTAACGTCTCGCTCAATAGCCAGCCTACAGAGTTCACAACAATATCGTCATAATACGGAAACCCAAAGAAAACCAACCAACCCTAAGGAGTAAAACAGATGGCTACATATAGCCGGCCAGGAGTCTTCATCAGTGAAGTCGCTCTGCCTCAATCAGTTGAATCTGCTAACAACAGCGCATCTCGTGGTGCTTTTGTTGGTAAGTTTGCAAAGGGTCCAACAACCTCACCAGTTCTTGTAACAAGCTGGTACGAGTTTGTTAAGACTTTTGGTGGACTCTCAGATTCATTCCCAGCAACCTGGGCACTATATACCTTTTTCGCTAACGGCGGACGTCAGGTATACGTAAAGCGTGTTGTAGGAACAGGTGCAGCTTCTGCTACCGTCACACTTCGTGACCGTGCAGCAACACCAGTATCAACACTTACCCTCACAGCAGCTAACGCTGGTGCTTGGGGTAACGACCTTAAAGCAGAAGTAACATCTGCCTCTGCTACCACATTTAACTTAATTATTTCTGACGCATCAGGAGTAGTAGAACAACATAATGATCTAAGCATGTCAAGCACAAGCTCACGTTATGTAGTGTCCTACGTAAACTCAAGTTCAAGCTATGTACTAGTTACAGACCTTAACTCTTCAACTGCTGCTCCAGATGATCAACCAGAAGCAGCTGGACAGAAGATCTTCACCTCAGGTGCAGACGGATCTACCCCAGCACGTGCTGCTTATCAAACAGCCCTAGCAACTTTTGATCCAATCAATAGCCCAATCCTTATCAACAATGCTGATGCAGCTTATGCATTTGCATCAGGTGGTACAACTCAGGATCGTGCAGCAGCTGTGCTTCTACAAGGTGACGTAGCTTCTTATGCTGAAGCTCGTGGAGATGCTTTTGCGATTGTTGATCCTCCTGCAGGACTAACAGCCGCTGAAGCTATTACCTACGCAGCAGACGTTAAGGCAGCTTTTGCAGCATCTGGAGATGGTGGAAACACTGCAACTTACTACCCATGGGTAGCTGTTCCAGATCAACTAAGCGCTGCTACTGCAGCAACTCGCATCCTTCCTCCTGGCCCAGCAGCTATGGGTAAGTTCCTAGACACAGACGCTACTCGCGGAGTGTTTAAGACCCCAGCTGGTTTTGCTACAAAGGTTGCAAGTGCGGTAGCTCTAGAGCGTTCCTTAACCAACGCTGAACTAGACTCACTAAACGTTGCGTCAGCACCAGTAAACGCTATCCGTAATGTTCCTGGAGCAGGAATTGTAATTATGGGTGGACGTACTATGAATAACACCCCAGGTGATCGTTACATTAACGTTCGCCGCTCAATGATTTTCTTAAAGAAAGAACTTACTGATCGCAGTGCGTTTGCAGTCTTTGAGAATAACAGCGAACGTCTCTGGAATCAGATTCGTACCGCTTTGGGTAACTTCCTTCGTGACTACTGGTCACAAGGCGGACTCCGTGGATCAACACCAGCACAAGCGTTTTACGTAAAGTGCGACTCCTCAAATAACAGCCCGGCACAGATTCTTAGCGGCCGAGTAAATATTGAGATTGGTGTAGCCGTAGAGTACCCAGCAGAGTTTATCGTGATCAGCATCGGGCAGATCACCGGAAGCGCTTCGGCGTAAGGAGATAAATAATGGCTAATGCATTTACTAACGTATTGTCTACGTTAGCAACGGATCCAGTCCGTAACTTCCGGTTTTTGGTGGAATTTTTACCTCCTTCCGGAGCAGGAACACCTACTTGGGCTTTTGATGCCAAGATGGGTTTCACTTCTGTATCAGGCTTAACTGTTGCTACAGAAGCAATTCAATACCGTGAAGGTGGCTACAACACAACTGTTCACCAGCTTCCTGGTCAAACCTCATTCAGCCCGGTTACATTTAGCCGCGGTGTGATGCTAGAAAACTCACAAAACTACAAGTGGATGCGTCGTCTGTTCTCAGTGATCAGCTCAGGTGCAACCGCTGGTGTTGGTGCAGATTTCCGTTGCGATATCGATATCAAGGTTCTCAGCCATCCAAATGCTGCAGGACTTACCGTGCAAGATTCAAGCAATGCTTCTAAAGCGGGAGCAAGCGCAGATCCACACGTAGCCCTACGATTCCGCATTTACAATGCATGGATTACTAACCTTTCCTACAGCGGATTGGATGCCGGAGGCAACAGCCTAATGGTTGAAGAAATGACTGTGGTTCACGAAGGTTGGGATGCTACATACGCAACTGACTACACTGCATCAGCAGCCGTATTCAATAACGGCGCTATTCAAGGCTCAGAAAACTCAAATCAGTAACTAACAGAAGGTATATAACATGACGACACAGACTTTAAATGCCGCAGAAAATCCGGCATTGGCAAACAAAATCGCTCAAGCNGTTACAAATGTTCAAGTTGAGGAGACGGTGGGATCGACAGTACCTACTATTACGATCCCATCGCTTCCCGACACAAACATAGATCTTCCAGGTGGATTTTATGATCCTATGGAAGATCAAATGATTACAACAGCTGAGGTTAGAGAACTGACTGGAGCTGACGAAGAAGTGATTGTTAAGATTTCAGAACCTGGGAAAGCTCTTATGACTATCCTAGAAAAAGCTACTGTCTCTATTGGAGGCAAACCAGCGGATAAAGAAACCTTAAATATGCTTCTTGCGGGGGATCGTGAGGCACTGCTTCTTGCTATTCGACGAGTTACTTTTGGTAACGAAGTTGAGTTAGAAACAGTATGCGACCGTTGCCCAGAACTACAAACTTTTGTAATTGACCTTACAAAAGATGTAGAGGTAAAGACATTGGACGACAGGATTAACGATCGTCGTTTTGTTCTAGACCTCAAAGTTGGAAAAGTAAAGGTAGCCCTACCTACAGGGGATACTCAACAGAAGCTAGTAAACGCTCCAAACAAGAATACTGCGGAGCTTGATACCCTTCTATTGAGCAACTGTGTATTAGAAATTAATGATGTCCCAGTATTGGGTCAAGCTCAAATTCGTAACCTTGGTATAAAAGATCGTAGAACAATCCTAGAAGAGATTGCAAAACGCAATCCTGGTCCATTGCTTAGTGAAGTAAAGAAGGCCTGTAGTGCGTGTGGCCAGGAGGTAGAACTGCCATTAACACTGGCAGAGTTGTTTCGTTCATGAAACAAGCTACCAAATGCTCATTGACTCCTATGACATACTAGCTCAATTTTATCCGGGCTGGTCTCTCACAGAGTTACGAAATTTAACGGTACGAGAACGCTTAGTTTTCATATCTAAAGCAGCGGCAAGACCTAAGGTGGTGAATTAGTAAGTGGCTATAGATCCTAAAGGTAACGTGGGTCAAGAGGCTCTTGGTGCAAGTGGCAAAAAAGCTGTTGAAGGAATAGCTAATGCCATGGACAAGGGTCTAGATAGTGCTGTCAAAAAAGCCACAGCTTTAGAAAAACTTTATGAAAAGATCTACACACACGTAGATAAAGCTGTAAAGGTTCAAACTGGGAAAACCTCCAGCACTAACTTAGGACTAGCTCCTATGGGTCCTGGAGCCGTATCTTTACAGAACGGTAATTACGGTCAGGGCGGCGGAGGCATAAGTGCTGGCCGATTAATGATGGGTATAGGCGTAGGTGCTATGGGCATCATGCCAAGCACAATGACAGCCGTAAGTCAAAGACTAGCCGCTGAACAAATTGCTATGTACTCCATGGGTAACCGTGGTGGTGCTCGTGGGGTAATTACTAACGCCAACTCTATGGTTGGTCGTGGAAACATGACCAGTGCCATGGGTCCTACCATGGCTATGGGACAAATTTTGTCTCAAGGTGGTTATGGAACTAACTCACTAAGCACTAAAAATATTATGAGTCAACTTGGTGGTTTAAGCGCTGCCTCAGGTATGTCAAATGAGGCTGCTGCGGGGGCGTACGCAAGCCAAAACGGAATGACCTTACTTAGACTAGGAATTAGGCTTCGTGACCCTCAAGGCAACCTAAGACCACCAAATGAAGTAATCAATGATATTTACAATCGTTTATGGCGAGGAACTACTCCTAAAAATCCAGAGGTAATGTTTGCTCCAAACAGCATTGAATACCAGACACTTATGGCGGCTGCTGGGGGCAGTCAAGAACTATTTCAGCTGTACGCAAGCTCTCTTATGCTTCGCGTCAAGAATAAGAAGGCTTTAACAGCAGGTCAAATGAAAAGTGCCGGCGGTGTGCTAAACACTATGGGCATAAAAGGAAGTATTCAAGGAACAAACTTTAACTATCAAAGCTCACAGAACCGTCTTTTACAAGGAACTGAACAAGGATTAGTTGGCGGTTATCAAGGAGCTCTTGGTGCCGCAACAATGGTTAACAANGGNATGTCTGCGCTTGCAGAAACTTTGCCTGGAGTAGTTAATGGTATGGCTGCATTGAAGGGCGTATTAGAAACTCTTCCTATGGCTGGTGGGGCTGGCGCAACTATGTCTAGCGCAGCTAGTGGTCTAGGAAGCATGTTAATGATGCGAGGCGCTCTAGGAGGTGGCGGTAAAGGTGGAAGCCTTGCTGGAGGCAACTATGCTGGTGGAGCGGTTAAAGCTGGCGGTGCTATTGGAAAAGGCATTCCTGTACTAGGAGCTTTGCTTAGTGCTTTTGGTGGATATCAACAGGGCAAAGCAAATAAAAAATTTAATTGGGGTTCTGTATTTGGAAGTACTGCGCTAGGAGCCGGTACTGGAGCATTTATGGGTGGTCCCCTTGGAGCTTTAATTGGTGGCTTAATTGGTGGCGGAGGAAACGCTATTGGCCAATTAATTGGCGGTCAAGGTGGTGGTCCAGAAGGTACTGGGGTTAGTGGCGGAAGCAGTAACAGCTCTAATGCAGCCCTACTAGATCCTGGAAAAGGTTATAAGGTTAGTTCTGCCTTTGGAACTCGTAAAGATCCTAACGGAACCGCTAAGCATCACCATGGAGGTATTGATTATGCAATGCCTGTTGGAACCCCTGTTTTAGCTGCCGCTGATGGAATTGTAGACACAATTACTACTCAAGGTGGAGGACAAAGAAGTTTTGGTTTATATATCGTTTTAAAACATGACGGTTTCTTTACTTACTATGCTCACTTAAGCAAGACTCTTGTAAAAGTAGGGGACGTTGTTCGTCAAGGACAACAAATTGCATTATCTGGTGGGGCTAAAGGAGCTCCAGGATCTGGATCATCTACGGGTCCGCACCTTCACTTTGAAGTAAGAAAAGAGAAAAGCTCTAAGAGTCAAGATCCAAAGGGTTGGTTTGGCAAAGTAAAGTCTAGCATCTCTAATCTATTTAAGAGCAAGTCTGATGATTATAAAAACTTTGACTGGAAATCTCCCGTATCTACAGGTACTTCTGGAAAAGCTGTTGTTGCTGGAAGTAGGCTTTCTCAATTAATTGCTGAAAAGGGACCCCTATCGTACAACGACATATCTGATGGGGATGTTCTTTCTTGGGCACGTTCCCACGGTTCAGATAACGTAAGTGACTATGTAAAAAACATTAGGTCTAATAAGGAGATGGATGCGGCTAGCGGAGATTCTGGCGGTATGGCATTTGGTTCTCGTAAAGGTTTAATTCAAGCCCTTTATAATCAAGGCTTTAGAGGCAAATCTTTAGAAACAGCGTTTGCTGTTGCCCTAGCTGAGTCTGGTGGTAGAGCTGGAGCTGTTGGTGATGAAAGCCTACAAAACAATACTTATGGACCAAGTTTGGGAGTATTTCAAGTAAGAAGCTTAAGAAAGATACGTCCCAACACAGGTGATGTGTGGAGAAACGCTAAGAAATTAAAAGACCCCTCATTTAACCTAAAAGCAGCTTGGGAAATTTCAAATCAAGGTAAAAATTGGGGTCCTTGGTCAGCTTACAGCAATGGTTCTTTTACTAAGTATTTAGATGATGCACAGTCTGCTGCTAGAAAAGCGGGCATTAAAGTTGGCTTCTATGGTGCTGATAGGACTGAAGAAGGACTAACCTACACACACAAAGACGAAGTTTTGATGACTAAGATGGAAGCAGACCGTATTAGAAACCGTCCAAGTTCTGGTGGTGGGGGATGTGTAAACGTAAACATGACCGTTAATATTGCTCAAGCAGGTATTGCAGAAGTACAAGTACTTCTACAACGCTTTAAATCAGCTTTGGAACAAGATAAAGTTATTCAACAGATTGGAAGCTACTGATGGCTAACTACGCACCAGACGGGTATTACTACACAGTAGCGGTTTATGAAGCTAAGGGGTACGAAAACGCACCTACAGCGGGAGATAGCTTAAATGGCTGGCTTCCCATCAGCTCAGGTAAAAAAGTAAACACTACTAATAAAGTGCTGTACCGCGTATCTATATACAACGGCACCGGTGGGTTGCCAGGACTCATAGTAAGAGATGACCAAGGATCCAGATTAAGCGGGTCTGGGGATTTTGCCTCATTTAAGAATGATGTTAAAGATATAGCAGATATATCTAGTATTAGAACTATTAATGACCGCTACTATGACTTTACTGTAACTCCTAAAAAAGATGGAACTGTACTGCCAAAGCTTGTTCCTCAAGTAGAAATTAATGGTATTTGGAGAGATGTAAAAATTCAGACTGGGTCTAAGATTCCAAGCGTAATTTTTACAAAAGCCCCCACCACACCTCAAGTACCCTCTACTGTAAATGCGTATGACGCTTACGGTAAAAATGGTCCTTTTGAATGGAACTCCTGCGACGACGTATTTTTAAGGTTGTGGCACAGTGATGTAAAAGAAGTTCCAGTACAAGGTAAAGGTGGAACAACTGTTCAAGAGTACACCGTATCTATAAAGTTTTTTGATAAAAACGGAGATAAAAAAGGTGCTGATAAAGTTATTAGCAAAATAGTTAACAAAAAACCAGTGAATAGAGAAAAAGCTACCGAAGCACATGTGCCCGGAAGCTTAACTCAACTTGCTTTAAGAGAGTTAGATAAGGCTAAAAACTGTAAAAATATTAGCAGTAATAGTGGTGGAAGACCTGCAGATCCAAATGCAACAACAGAGTCTGTAGCAATTAACGCTCAAACCTTTAATCCACCGCCACACGTAATGACTCGTCACTTTTCTCCAATTGCTTGGGGCGGAACAGATTCTTATGACGACGGCAATGCTTATAATCAACTAGGTATGATCTATCAAGATACCGAAATTTTAGGAACTACCGAACAAAAATTTTGGGGATTTAGATTCTTATTTAACCCAACATTTTGGAACTACACCATGTCTTCTACTAACTCTGTAGATTGGACAAGAAATAGCGGAAACAACGCAGTATTAGTTGGAGACGGTATTGGGGGAACCATGTCCCTTAGGCTGGTAATCGATCGAGTTGCAGACATGAATACTATGCGTCGTTGGGTTATGGGCGGAAGAACAGCTACTATTGGACAGCCAGACTACCCGTATAACTTAACTGCTGAGCAGTGTGAGGGTTTACTTCGTAGAGGTACGGAGTATGATCTTGAGTACATCTTTAGAGTTATGAACGGTGACCCTATAAAGTCTAGTTTGCTTGGAGCAAAAGTTGGGGCGTTAGAGGTAAAAACTGCTAATACTGGTTGGCTTACCACTTTACCTTTTACTTTAAAGTTAAATGACCAACAACGTTATAGAGTTAAGCTTTCAAGCCTTACAGTACAGCACGATATGTTTACACATGAAATGATCCCTATTAGAACTCTTGTAGACCTCGGTCTTGAAAGAATTCCTGAATTCTACACAACAAATAAAAACCTACTTACTATTGACACTCAAACTCAAGCTATACCTTCTAAGTTAGGTACCAAAGCATCGGGTATTGAAACAACCGGTAGAGGTGGCGGAGTATTTAAGAGAGGATTGGTGATTGATTAATGGCTGTCTATAGATCATCTAGATATTACACTGGAGACGCACAACAAATTAAAAACAAAACTACCGGCTTATACAATTGGACTGTTTATCGTAGTTTTCCTGAAAGTACTAGAATTAGTTATATAAACTACACCTGGGTTGAAGGCGACCGCATTGACTATCTAGCGGACGTGTACTTAGGCAGCGGTACTTTATGGTGGCAGATTATGGATGTAAATCCAGATATTGAAGATCCTTTTAATATTGCCGCAGGAACAACCATCAGAATTCCTAGAGGTTAACATGGCCGTACCACTATCTCAAAACTTACGAGTAACGTTGCCCGTTGAAAGACCTACAACACGTAGCGTAGTATTCCCAAAATCACCTGATTTTCCCCTATTGTTGATAAACGCAACCTTAACTCAAGATCTTGATTCTCACGAAATACTTGTATTAAATTTTGCTGGAAAAGTAAATGATTCTGGAAAAGCTGTTGTTTCTGGAGACCCGGTAACATTTACCTGGAGTAGCGGACTAAAGACAGCTACTTTTGTAGGCTACGTGCATAGTATTAAACCTGTAACCGTAGAAGAAAACTCTACAGAAGTCTACTGCGTGTCCCCATCGTATTTACTAAAGAATACAGATCAAAAAATCTATAAAAACGTTACAGCTGACGCAATAGTGTCTAAAATTGCAGCTAAGTATGGTCTTAAAGCAGTAACTCAAAGACATCCTAGAGTGTTTTCTTCAGTGGCACAGGCAGGTCAAAGTGATTGGCAACTTATACGCAGTTTAGCTAAGCAAACTGGATTTGCACTTAAAACAGAAAAAACAACTATATATTTTATGTCAAAAGACAAACTTGCATCTGCTAGCAAGCTATCGGCCCCATACTTTTATGCAGAAGACATAAGTAGAACGTCTCGTCTTGCCTCTGCAATGGGAACTATATATAACTTTAAACCTTTAGTTTCTGATGAAGCCCCAGATATGTTTGGAGCTACAGTAGATCGTGTTGTAAACGGAATCCATCAAACTACAGATTCTCCAATAAGCACTACTCACTCCGCAAACCCCGGATCAAAGCAAACTCTAGGAGCAGTGGTTCCTAGCCAAGCTTATTTAAACGGTGAGGTCTAATATGGCAACTCACTCATCATCAACAAACAAAGCTACTTTTTTAAAGCACTTACCGTTCGAAAGCGCAACTACACTATCAGACGCTAAATATATAGCTACAGATAGGGCAGAAGCTCATAGATATAAGTACCGAGCTACGGCAGTATTAGCTGGAAATGCTGACGTAAAAGTTGGGCAATTGATTTACCTAGATCAACTTGAACAGGGAATGTCCGGGTACTGGACGGTTTTACAGGCTACACACGTCTTTGGTAGCGGAAATATGAGCTATCAGTTAGAGGTGGTTTTGGGCACTGATAAACTAGGGGACGTGTCAAAAAATATTGCAGCAAATACAGAGGTTAGGGATTTTGCAGCAGAGCTTGCTGAGCAGTCTTTAGACTCTGCCCCATCTATGCTTAATGATTATTCTTTTGGTGTAAACGCTGGAAAGGTAGAGTCCTCAGCTAAATACGCCCCGTCAAGTAAAGTCGTTCCTGCGGCATATCTTAGTCCAGCCCCCACTTTATATACCCCCAATATCTATAAAGATGAGATTCCAAACATGGCATCCATTAGACGAACTACTAGTTGGGTGGCTAAATAATGGCTAAAGAAGAATACGAGTACATGCACGATCCACAAGGTCGTCCACGATTTTTTGGTCTATATGAAGGCACAGTAGTTGATATCAATGACCCTTTGAAAAAAGCTCGAGTTAAACTTTCAGTAACCGTTACTGGAAAAGAAGTTACTAACTGGGCTAAGCCTCTTCTTCCCATTACAGTTAACTCAAACCACCCTGACCACCAAGAACATACGGCGGCTCAAATAGCTGCCCTCCTAACAACTACGGCTACAACTATTACCTCAAGCTCTGCTGGAGACCCCGCACACACCCACTCTACAACTGTGCCTGCGCTTACCGTGGTAGCAAAGGCGGGGGCTGGTACCCTAAAGCATCCGCATAAAACTGTGGCAAACACCACTAAAAAGTGGAATGACGCTACGGACATTGCAGCTACTGAGGAGCACACTCTTCACAGACTGTTACCTAAAAAGGGACAAAAAGTCTGGGTAATGTTTGTTGCGGGACTAGTCAATGAACCAGTATGGGTAGGAGTACAGGAGCCTAAATGATAGCCATTTCATTTCCTTTTACTTTCGATCCCTTCGGCGTTGTGGGAACAAGTTCTGATCAGACTAAAATTTATCAGGACAGGGTTTTAACCCTTTTATCAACCGTTAAGGGAGAAAGACCTATGCGCCCAACTTACGGTACAGATTTAGCTAAAGCAATGTTTGAAAATCAAGGGGATGCTAAGAAAGCAATAGATCAAGCAGTGCGTTCCGCTATAGAAACCTGGATACCTGAAGTAGAGGTTTCTGCCGTAAATATAAACACACAAGATGATAGTGGAAGAGTAGGTGTAGAAGTTAACGTTGTACTTCCTGACTTTACCTCTACTTCTGTGAACGTTTTAAGTTTAACCCTTAACCCAGATGCGTCTACAACGAGGTGATGAAATATGAGTAATGAAGTACCTTCCCAGATAGATTATACATCTAGAGACTACAACTCTCTAGTTACAGATTTAACTAGTCTTGTTAACGTACGCACCGGCTATGACTGGAATGCCGACGATCCAAGTGACTTAGGCACCACAATTTTAGAGTCTTTTGCCTATATGGGCGACGTAATGTCATACTACATTGATCGTGTAGCTAATGAGCTTTCTATTGATACCGCTGCTCGTAGAAAAACACTTGTTGATCTAGGAAAATTGTACGGCTATCGAGTTTCTGGACCAACCCCGGCGAGTGTGTCTCTTCGTTTTGAAAATTTAAGTGATGGGCCTATTGATATTCCAGTCGGTACCCAAGTCCTTGCTACTTTACTGTACGGAGATTACACAGAGGTTTACTTTGAAACTATTGAAAGTGCCGTTCAGGTTGCTTCTGGAGACTCTATTACACTTTTAGCAAAAGAAGGAAAAACTGTAAACACTGATAGGCCAGACCTTATCAGCGCAACAACTAACAAACCACTTCCAGTAAACCTTGGAACTTCAGCTGGAACTGCGGACCAAGAATTTCAACTTCTTGAAACAGATATTGTAGATAACTCCATTGTTGCATACGTAGGCCAAGGAGAAGCATTTGCTCCATGGCAGTTCGTAGAAACTCTTTCTGAGTTTGGTCCACAAGCGTTGGTGTTTACCACCAGTATTGACGAAGACGGCTATACCTCGATAGTGTTTGGGGACGGAGTAAACGGCTCTATTCCACCTTATGGACAAGTTATTAGCGCTTTGTATAAAGTTAGCGTTGGTTCTTCAGGAAACCTTGCAGCCAACACTGTTGAAGAAGTTACCTTTATTCCAGGAAATAACACACCAGAAGTTGTGGGTTATCTTTCAGTGACCAACCTTTCACCAAGTTATGGTGGAGCTGACGGTGATGACAACTCTCAAATTAGGTCTAAAGTAAAGGGCGCTATTTCTGCTCAACGTAGAGCCGTTACGCTAACAGACTATGAAGCTTTAGCAAGTTTAGTACCTCAGGTAGGTAGAGTAAAAGCATCCTCTTCTGTATATACCTCNGTTAATCTTTATCTTCAGACACAAAATGATGGGTCAGTTACCCCAGGAATTTTAAACGGTAGCCCAACAACAACTTGGAATACAGTTGCATCAGAGATAGAGACCTACATGAGCTCTAAAATTCCTGCAGGAGCAACCCTTACAGTTATTCAACCAACCTATGTTGATTTTTATGTAACACTAAATGTTTCTGCAAGACCTTCTTACAGAAATACAGAAATTGCTAGAAATATTAGATCTGCTTTTATTAACCCTGGCGGTCTGTTTTCTTATGAAGCAGTTGACTTTGGACAGACTGTGTCTTTCTCGGCCATTATTGCTAAAGCACAGGGTGTAGACGGAGTGATCTCTGTTAACGTAACAAAGTTTAATACTGACGATAGCTCTACCGTAGAGACAGCCGGAGTGGTTCTTTCTACTGGAACTATACCTATTTTACAAACCGCAAACCTAATCATTAACGTTACGGGCGGTTTGTCATGACAGTAGTCCCAACATACTAGAAAATAGACTAGACCCAACAGATAGGTAGTGAGATGCCAGCACAGTACCCCGCTTCGGTAAGAACGTTCACCAACAAGGTAGACCTTGTAGATACTGTATTTGCCGACCACGTAAACATTCTTCAAGACGAAGTTCGTGCTTTAGAGGTTACCTTTGGTAATCAAGTACTAGTGTCTACCTATACTGGAACTTTTGCTCAAACTACTTCTTGGTCTACTGTTGGAGCACGCCTAGCTAATATTGAGGCCGGATTAGTAAGCGGCGTAGTTGGATCACCTTACTTTAAGAAAACTGGAGATACTATTTCTCCGGCATCTGGAAGTATTGCGCTTGGACTAAAAACTACAGCCGGTACAGCAAATCTTTTAGAGGCAAGAAATTCTGCTAATACTCTTAGATTTAATATTAATTTTGATGGGCTACCTAAAGTAGGAGCAGCTAACGTTCTATATGTTGGAAGTTCTGAGTATACAACTCTAAACACTGCTGCTACAGAAGCTAACGTAATCGCAAAAGGTAACCCATTTAACCCATTCCTGCTTGCAGGCATGTAAGAACTTATTAGGGGCATAACAAATGGCTAAATATGGTTTTGGTACGTACGGCATACCAAAGTACGGTGAGGTAGACGCTAACCGCCTCTATTACTCTTCCGGTATTTTTGGGTGGTCATACGACTATCAAACTATATCTTTAACTTGGAAATCTATTTTAAGTGATCCTAACGACGCTCCGTATGTTCCTATTGCCTGGCGTTTAGTAAGAAGTTACGTAGGAGTTCCAGATAACCCATACGTTGGAGACCTATTAGACTCTGGAGAGTTACCTTCTAGCTTTAGGCTTACCTACATAGACGATGATGAGTCTTTATTAGAAAATCACGAAGTTACTTATACAATTTGGATCTTTACTGCCGAACAAGATAGCTTTGGAAACATTGTTTCTTATGATGACAGCCGTTGGATTAACTGTGGAAGTACTGTTGTAAATACCGTAGCTCAAACTCAAACAGCTGATTACTTTAAACGTTGGCTTCCTGCTGCGTGGCTAAATGAGTCCGGCGGTGTTGGAGACGCTACTGGTGAGGCAGAAGATACTGCCTTAAGTAGGCTTATTGATGCGTATAGTTTTGAGTATGACAAGATTAGAACACAGGCGTCTCTTATACAAGAATATGCGGACGCTAGAAATGTTCCGTCTATATTATTAAAGAATAAAGTTACAGATTTAGGATTTTTATACGAACCTTCTTTAGGGGATACGTATCATAGATCTCTATATAAAAACGGAAACTTTATCAATGCCTATAAAGGAACTAGCTTAGGTATTGCCTCTTATGCAACTGCCTTAACACACTGGGGTACTTCCGTAGAGGCAGGTAGAAACCTCATGCTTGATTATAACGACGCATCTTTTGAGGAAAGTATTGGACGTTGGACAGCCGGACCGTCTGCCGTAACAATTTCCCATCAAAAATATTCTACGGCTTTGGTTGATCTTGGATCAGCCGTGTTACCCCCTGTAACGCCACTAGCTCGTTCCGAGTGGCCTATGAGGGAGGTAGGTTTTGCAGTAGTTACTCCTGCAAATACGTCTGCAAAAACCCTTACTTTAGGTACCGGAACTAACTACACTATTCCAGTTACTGCTGGTAAAAAGTATATTTTTAAAGGTTGGGTGCGACACCTTACCGAAACAGGAACAGTATCTGTTTCTATCAAGTGGTTAAATAAAGCTGGAACCCTAATATCTTCTAGTACTTTAGGATCTGTTGTTAATACAGATATTGCTTGGAAAGAACTGCGGTCCGCTTCAGAAACCATAGGAGACGGTATTACAGCCCCTACCAATACTTTTTATGCTCAAGTATCTATTTCTTTAACTGCCTCTGTAGGAGCTACTAAATTCTTATTTGATAAATTTGATTTTAGAGAAGCCGATAACAAAGGCATTACAAATGCTGGAAAACTTCCAAGTTACGAGTACGAAGACGCACGTTTAATTAAAGTAAACGTAGAAGCAGACTTAGAGAACTACATCTTAAACCCAAGTTTTGATTCTGGCACCAGCTGGTGGAAATCATTTAATGCTGAACTTATTCAGGATCTAAACCCACCAACTGCGGCAAAGGTTTTTGGTACAGCGGTAGCAAAATTGACTACGCTATCAGATGATAAAGCCGCTTTAATCTCAGACTGGCAAACGGTATCTCCGGGAACACCTTATACGGTAGGTTTTTATGTAAGCGGTGCTGTAGGAAAAAATGCTGTAGCTCGCATAGAATATTCTTCTGGTCAATCATATGAGGATCAAGTAAGAATTCTTAGTGATGAAGATGGTAAATACTACCCTGTGGAACCATACTATGTAGATAGTGATCCAGTAACCTTAACTGCAACTGCTCAACGCATATCTGTATACGCCGTATCACCGGTTCTAGGCGAAGATTACAGTAAACCATTAGTTAAATGCTCTGTGTATTTCCCCGATGCGGAGGCAGACGACGTATTTTACGTAGACTCAGTTATGATGGTAGAAGCTGCAGAAATAAAAGACTACTTTCAAGGTGACGGTGGAATTCTTCCGGAAGACCCAAATGTCAATACTTTTTATCCATCCTCAGACTGTACTTGGGATAAAAGAAACCATTTAAACATGGTTACTAACTCTTCGTTTGATGACACAGATAAGTGGGTTGCTGCTGCTGGGACTACATTTACGGTAAGCACTTCTAACCCGCTTTTTGGAACAAAACGAGGAAACGTATCGGCAACAGGTGGGGGATCTATTTCTACTACGGTGTACTACCCAAGAGGAGCCTGTATTGGTGGGGAGGACGTAGTAGTATCTGCTTACGTTAAGAACGTTGCAGGCGTATATTCAATTAGTACTTCAGGACAAGCAGTCAACTCGTTTAGAGTGTCTACGGAAAATGCTAACTCTTGGACTCGTATAGATGTAACAAGAATTGCTGAAGTAGGAGAAACTAGCTTTACAATAACTATTTCCCTTAGCCAAGCTGGATCAGGAACAAAAGTTTTTCATATTGATGGGGTTCAAGCAGAGTTTGGAAGAGTTGCTACCCCGTTTGTCAACCCAGCAACGAGTGGCACTACGGTATCTGAAAACCCAGCACAGGCTGGTGAGACAGTGTCCTACGCGTATTCGTACATGGTTAACGCGGGATATAGCTTCTACGGAACTCGTTACCAAGAAAAGTACCAACGCTTAGCTTCTTCTCTTGATTTAGTTACCCCTTTAGGATCTACCTGGGCTATTAAAACTCACGAGTCCGAAGTCGGATTAAATGATATTACGGGCACTCTTTTAACTTCTCCGTCTTTTGAACTTGACCTTGAAGGTTGGGATGGAGTCTCATCTATTTTAAGAAGGTCTGTATCTCGAGGAATTATATTTGACGAAATTCTTACTCAGGGAGCAGCGTTTTGTAAGGTTATCTCGAATGATGATGGAGATTTTGGAATTATTAGCGACCTCATTAGCATTCGACCAGTGACTGGATACTACGCATCTATTGCTGTAAAACCAGAAAACGAAGATGCTTATGGAACTTACACATTAAAAGTTAAATGGTACGCAGAGAGTCAAGGATTCTTGCGAGAAAAAACATCTCAAGTAGTTTTAAATAGACATGACCGTTGGGCGTATTTAGATGTAGTAGCGCCTGGCGCTAAAACCGTCGCTATCTCTGGAGCAGCTGTAGAAAGTAATTATATTACCCTCACTACAACTGGTGCACACAGATTCTCTGTAGGAGAAGACGTAATTGTTGTAGTAAATAATTACGTTGATTTATCAGGCCCTGCAACTATTGAGGCTGTTACTGAAAACACCTTTTCTTTTACTAGAGTTGCCGATGATCTAGAACAAACCGAGGTTATAGGTTCAGCCAGCTTCTCTAATACTGGCGTTGTATATGCTAAGGTTGAAGTAACCTGCAGCCCTTCATCCCCTGGAGTTGGTCGCACCTTCCACCTTGACAAGGTTATATTTAAGGAGTAGGTTCCAGCCTATGACTGAACTACTTGTAGCAGCTTGGGCGGTGGCCTGTGTATTAACAGCCATAGAAGAACTATTAATATCCTTAGGAAAATGGAGAGGCTTACTTGCCCTATCTATGAGCACAGTGGCCTGCTTAGTACTCAGACCACTCGGGTGGGATCAGATCTTTTACGTATTAGCTGCCGCTTTCTTAGGGTTAACGTCTTCTGTAATTGTTGAGAACTTAGTAACGGGGACTCCTGAAAGAGTAACCCGCGGTTTGCCAAGAAGGGTTCCTCCGCTATAGAGTCTGTCCTCCAAGGAGGAGACTATGAAGTCACCATATTCAGACCCAAACCTTTCGCTTCGTGCTAGAGGTCTATTTGCCTACTACGTAGAGGTAGGTCGTGTTCTATCTGCACAAGAAATGTCAGCATCAGTTCCAGAAGGACGTGATGCTATTCGTAATGCTATGGCAGAACTTAAGTTTCATAAGTATATTAAGGCTGTACGACATCAAGATAATTCTGGACAATGGAGAACAATCCTAAAGTTCACCGACGACGGATTATCAGGCGTTCTATACATTGACAGTAATAAGCTGACTAGTACTAGTGATATATCTACTAGTAGTAAAGATATAGATACAGTTACTAACGTAACTGTATCTATAGGGGCTGCGCCCCAAAAAGGAAAAGGAGTGGAATCTATGGGATGGCCAGGACTGGAAGAAAACACAACCCCCGAAAAACCGAAGAGTCGCTTTGTTTTAGAAACTGATGACGACTCTGGCGCCATCGGTAAAGTCAGTTCTTTAAAGGTTGGCGGTGCTCGACCAAAGAAAACCAAGGTGGAGAAAGAATCTCGTAACCGACTCAATGTTCCTGAAGAGGACTGGACAACCGGAGAGTTGGTCGCAGAGTTTTATGATCTTTACATGAAGATCCATTCAGGTGCTCCAAATCAAGTTAATGGAAAACATCTGATTACTTGGATTAATAAAAGAGTTGGCGAAGGTGTAGAGCGCATTGCTATCCTTAAGGGGATGCGGATGTTCTTTGAGGATCCAAGAATGTTTCACGATGTTGGTGTAGGGTTGCCCGTATATCAACGCTTTATGAAATACTACGGTACTGTTCACGGAATGGTTAGCCGAGTTGCAGAATCTACAAGGTTGGATGAAGATACTCTGGCTCATCAAGAAAAGTTGCTTAAGATGTTGGAGGGGTAATGTATAACATTTCAGATTTGCCAGGAACCATGAGGGCTCAGATCAACGGAGCAAACCTCCCAATGAAAACTGTTGGGTGGGAATTCTCAGATATTGAGCCGTCAGACTCCCTAGACAAGGTCAAGATGTGGGTCGACATGGTGAAGTCTGGCAAGGTAATCCAGGCAGCCGGAAACCCTAATTGCGGTCGTGGATTGCTCCTGGTAGGTGAACCAGGTCACGGCAAGACTACTCTCGCCTCTACGGCCCTCCAGGAGCTTATTAGGGGCATGTCTAGGGAGGCCTGGGGCCTTCCAGATTTGAACCCAAAGCGCCCAGCCATGTTTATGGACTATCCAAAGCTACTTAGGATCCAGAAGGCTCAATGGTCTGAATTCGATGACAGCATTGAAACTATGATCAATGGGATTTATGGAGAGGGCTCCAGAGAACATAACGTTCGAACATTTGTTCTAGACGATTTGGGAAAAGAGCACCGAACCTCCACCGGTTGGGCAGAAAACACATTTGATGCTTTACTACGCTCTAGATTCAACGCTGGGTTTCCCACGATTGTAACGACTAATGTTCCACTAAAAAGTTGGGGTGCGGTGTATGGCGAAGCTATGGGTAGTTTTGCGTACGAAGCTTTTATTCCAATTGACATAATAGCGAGAGGGGATCGACGTAAATGAGGACATCAATGAGTTACTGGCAAGCAACACAACTGTTTCTTTCTGATACAGGCGTTCACGAAGTAGAGGTCAACGTTTCTTCTTCAAAGCTTCGATGCAACTGCTCAGGTTATAGTTCTAGAAGTTCTTGTAAGCATGTTCGTTTTGTACGGACACGTATGGATGACAACGATGGTATCTACCCAACAGAAATTTCTACTAAAGCCTCGAAGCTTGATACCGCAGTAGCAAGCAAAGATCCAAAAGCTTTTAGACAACTTTTAATTAACTACGGTAAAATCGAAGTACTGTAGTCATGCAAGGGGGCGATATATCTAACGAGGTTCCTAAAAGAGTTGCGGTAACTCTTGACTGCATCTTGGATAGACGTCCCTCAGTTAAAAAAGTTTTAGGTATTCCAGTATTCTCAGAGGAGAGCACTTACAGTCGTCAGTCACTTTCATTGTTCTGGCGATTTGCTGAGAAGCATGGGTACTCACTAGAATTAATCGGGTTCGGTTATTCAAAGAAAGAGATGAAAGAGGTACTTGAGGATCTTGACAACTTGGGTACCAACCCATTTAACTATGTTAACTCGTACCCTGTAGTAGCAGATTTGGTAGCAGAGCTTCCGTATCGTCCAGAACTCAAAGGAGTTGTGGATATCCCCTCTAGGGGTTTAAGGTATGGCAGTAAGTATTTAGAGATGGGGAAACTATAAGTGGCAGCTGATAACGAAGTCAGATTACTTTCCCGTGCAATTCGTACCCGAGATATCTCACCTCTTTTAGAGGCTGGAGTATCCGATGACTGGTTCTTTGTTGATGAGAACAAACAGGTATGGCGTTTCTTACGGCAGCACTGGACAAAGTATCAAGAGGTTCCTACTGCCGTAACTGTTGTTGATAACTTCCCTACTTACAGGTTGTTAGCTGTTGACGATACTCTTGAATATCTTGTTGATCAATTAGTCGAGTATAGAAAGCGTCAGCATGCAATCACAGTTGTACAGGACGCTTCCGAAGCTATTGCTAGTGGAGACCACAACGCTGCTATTGCTGTTCTTAGTCAAGGTGTTGCAAAATTAATCGACGAAGGTGTTCGTGAGTCTGGGGATATTGATCTAACTGACAACGCTACTAAACGTTTTGACGACTACACAAACATTAAGACCCGTCCTAACGGATTACTTGGCTTTGCAACTGGTTTTAAAACTATTGACGAAGCAACCGCAGGTTTACAGCCAGGACAGCTTGTAACAATTATTGCTCCACCTAAGACAGGTAAGTCAGTCCTTGCAATGCAGATGGCAGTCAACGTACATAGGGACGGTTTTGTTCCAATGTTCCAATCTTTTGAGATGACCAACTTAGAGCAGCAGCAACGGCACGACTCGATGCGTGCTCGCATTGCTCACTCCCGGCTCATTCGCGGGGCCCTGACTAAAGCTGAAGAAGATCGTTACATGGATGAGTTGAAGGCTATGGAAGCGATGCATAAGTTTTATCTAACCGACTCCGTATCTGCAATGACTGTCACTGGTCTTGCTGCAAAGATTGACAAGATTCGTCCAGACATCGTATTTGTAGACGGTGTCTATTTGATGACTGATGAGGTTACTGGGGAGTCCAACAGTCCTCAAGCTCTTACTAATATCACTCGTAATCTAAAGCATTTAGCAATGGCTAAAAAACTTCCTATTGTTATTTCTACTCAGGTCTTGTTGTGGAAGATGAAGAAGCGTCAAGTATCGGCAGATGCAATCGGATACTCATCTTCTTTCTATCAAGACTCAGATGTAATTCTTGGTTTACAGAAACAAGATGAAGAAGATGACACATCTCGTGAACTACGTATTGTTGCAAGCCGTAACTGCGGACCGGCTACAAGTGATCTGCTATGGGACTGGGAAGAGGGGAAGTTCGAAGAGTATGGATCTCTATTTGGAATCAGTACCGTTTGACGGAACACAAGCTTGCAAGTCGGTGGATCCAGATTTGTTCTTTCCAGAAGACTACGATGATCGAGGCGTGACTGAGCGTGCGAAGATTATTTGCAAGAGCTGTCCGCTAACCCTAGACTGTCTTCAGTATGCTATTAAGGATGTTAGTCTTGACGGTATCTGGGGAGGAACCACTCCCCGTGAACGCAAAAACATGCGTCGACGAAAACGGGTACTTGTATGAGCTTCGACTTAAGAAATAAAGAGTTTCCTACCCACGTATGTGTATGCGGATCTCAGCTTTGGAATGTCAAGTGTATGTTCCAAGATTATGAGATCTCAATGTATATGTTGGACATGGAATGTTTTTCGTGTGGGGCTCTGGCAACCGCACCTACGTTAGTAGATATGCCGGAAGATTATGTGATGATGGCTGATAGACCAAAGGAGGAATACTATGGGGAAGAGGAAGACTGAGGCTGAATTACGTGCTCACGGCTACCTTACGGTTGATGAGTTTGTAGATACTTTTGCTGAAAGCTTGCGTGGCTATATGTACTCTAATTGGCCAACTACATCTGATGAGCTGCACCACCCAGAGGACTTAGCAGCCAATGCCATGACTTACACAGAAATTATGTACCGAGTGATTGTAGATTTTTCTTAAATGTATCGTGAGGGCGACGTACAGCAAGCTTTGCTGCGTCTCGGTGTTCTAACAGAACAACGTAACCGAGAGCTTCAAGGCTATTGCCCCATGCACTTAGAGCGTGTCGGCCGTGAAGATCACAACCCTTCTTGGTCTATGAATTCTGAAACTGGTGTCCACCATTGCTTCTCCTGTGGATACAAGGGCACGCTTCTAACTCTTGTTGCTGAGATCAAAGAACTTAAAACTTCTTGGGAACGTCTAGATTTAGAAGCTGCTAAAGAATGGTTACGTGCAAATGTAGAGGTTGATTTTGAACAGTTAACAAAACAGTTAGAAGAAATGCGAGAGTCTTACGTTTCCCTACCTAAGCCCGTAGAGATGAGTGAGGCTCGATTAGCTGTATTTGACTCGCCACCAGACTGGGCTTTGCAAGCACGTCAGTTAACCGCAAATGCCTGTGAAACATACGGTGTTAAGTGGGACCGCCGTCAAGAAGCGTGGATTACTCCCATTAGAAATGCTGATACCGGAAATCTTATGGGGTGGCAAGAAAAAGGTCAGAGCAATAGAACTTTTAGAAACCGTCCAACAGGTGTAAAGAAATCCACAACTTTATTTGGCTTAGATGTTTGGGCTACTGAGACTATGCTCATAGTTGAGTCACCTTTGGATGTTGTAAAGCTTAGCTCTATGAGATTGAGTCAGGGCGTATCAACCTTTGGGGCCAGCGTAAGCTCAGATCAAGTGGCTTTATTCCGCAAGGCCGGAAAGTTGATTTTTGCTTTTGATAACCCTAGTATTGATAAGGCGGGGGAGAAAGCTTCCAAAGAGATGTTCTCTCTTAGTAAAGAACTAGGCTTTGAATGTTGGTTTTTTAATTACGCTTCTAGCGGAGTAAAAGATATAGGAGACATGACATATGAGCAGATCGAGTACGGCATCCAGAAAGCTAAGCACTGCGTATTTGGGGAAAAATCAATTTACGGAGACTGAAGCTGAGCTTAGGGCCCGNATTATTAACGAGATTGCACACGTCAACGAGTTTTACCGAAATGGTCTACCTAAGTCAGCCACTGCTATACTTGTAGAAGTAATNGCGATNATAAGGGGCAACTAGTGACTTTTACCGGGACTCTACTCCCGTATCAACCAGAGGCTGTAGATGCTATGTGCCGACGCGGCAAAATGTTAGTTGCGTACGACCTTGGTTTAGGAAAAACCGTTTTAACTATTGCTGCAATTGAACGACTTATGGATGAAGGTTTAATAACTGAACCTGGTATCATTATCTGCTTATCTAGCCTGAAATATCAATGGGCAGATCAAATCAGAAAGTTTACTAATGAGTCTTCAACACCTTTGGTTATTGATGGAACGCCAAAACAACGAGTTGCCCAATACCAAGAAGCCTTTGATTGGGGGCATACACTCGTTGATTACGTCATTATTAACTACGAGCAAGTTGTTAACGACTGGGAGTATATACGACAGCTCCCTACAGGATTCATTGTCTGCGACGAAGCAACCGCAATCAAAAGCTTTAGATCAAAACGATCTCAAAAAGTAAAAAAGCTATCTAGCCCCTATAAATTTGCTCTTACTGGTACACCGGTAGAAAACGGAAAACCAGAAGAGCTCTACTCAATTATGCAATTTGTTGACCCTAAAGTTTTGGGAAGATTTGATTTATTTGATTCTACGTTTATTGTTCGTAACAGGTTTGGTGGAGTAGAACGTTATAGAAATTTACCCCTGTTAAATAAAACTCTTTTAGAGGCGTGTGTTAGAAAACGTCAAGCTGATCCAGATGTTGCCCCGTACTTACCTGAAACTATATTTGCGGAGCCAATTCTTGTACCGTTTGATTCGTATGGGGCTAAGCTTTATAAGTCTATAGTTCGAGATTTACTTGCTGACCTTGACGAAGCTATAGAGTCTTTTGGAACATCTTTTGATCTGCTCTCTCATTATTCTGGTTCTCAACCAGACCAGGCAAACGCTATGCGTGGAAAAATTATGTCTAAATTAACTTGCCTCAGGATGCTGTGCGATCACGGAGATCTTTTACGAGAAAGCGCTAAAAAGTTTAATCTTGTAGACAAAACAGTTCTCTATAGTGAAGAATTTGATGACGGATCATCCGTTTCATTTAGCAGCATGGAACCCGCTCTTGGATCTAAAGGTGGTTCAGCTTATGCCGCAGAGTTAATGGACAGCGGTGCTTTGGACGACCTTACCAAGTCTCCAAAACTATCTGTATTAAAAGAGTACGTAGATACCTTTTTAAGTGATTATGAAGGAAACAAGGTAGTTATATTTACTAGCTATGTTAAAATGGTAGACATTATTATGACAACCCTTGGAGCAAAAATCTCCACCGGCTATACCGGAGAAATGAATGCAAAAGATAAAGAATCTTCTAAGCTTAAGTTTCAGACTGACCCTAATGTTAGGATCCTTGTTAGTTCTGATGCTGGTGGCTATGGCGTGGATTTGCCTCAGGCTAACTTACTCATTAACTATGACTTGCCGTGGAATGCTGGACTCGCTGTACAAAGGAATGGTCGCATACGTAGGGCGTCTAGTGAGTGGAAGACAATAGTTATTCAAGACATACTAATGCAAGAGTCTGTTGAAGAGCGTCAACACGCAATGCTCAGTCAAAAACTAGCTGTAGCAAATGCTGTTGTAGATGGTGAGGGCATAGACGATAAAGGCGGGGTTAACCTAAATATTGGCTCACTTAAGGCTTTCCTTGAGGCAGCTTTCGTTTAACATAGTCAGATGCCTAACGCACCTAAAACGCCGACACGCACTATCCGTGTAGCCACAGACCTTTGGACTGCCGTAAAAGACAAGGCTGCTATAGAAGGCCGTACGGTTACGGATGTCATTGTTGAGGCGCTAAAGGCATACACCAAGGAATAATTTTCCTGGTATCCTTGTTACACAATAAGATCTGCCCAATTCCGGGGGGTCTAACAACCTAGTTATCGTCTAAGGAGATAATTATGCATCAATTACCCATGCCTAAAGGATATCCAAATCAAGACTGGAACCATAAGCAACTTCCCAAAGCAACCCCAGTAACTATCAATAGTTTATTTCCAAACTTTGATCGTTGGGCTATTGGCTTTGATCCTCTTCTAACTGTATTTAGGGAAGTGTCTACTGCTGCAAAGCAAGCTTCCTATCCCCCATACAACATCCGTCAGGTGAACAAAGATCTTTATTATATTGAGATGGCTTTGGCTGGCTTTGATAAAGACGGCCTGTCTGTCTCTAAACAAGAAAACGTCCTGACAGTTTCCGGTGAGGGGGTTAACAGCCACCTTGGTAATAGTGAGTTTGACTACATTCATCAAGGAATTGCTAGACGCGACTTTGATCAGGAATTTACCCTAGCTGATCACATGGAGGTTACTAAGGCTGAGTTCGAAGACGGCCTTCTAACTATTACCGTAGAGCGCATCTTGCCTGAGGAAAAGAAGCCTAAGAACATCCCGATCAAGTAACTTGCGTATTGTCGGTGGGGTGGTATAGGCTGGGTTTAAAGGAGGGCACCCATGCCAAATATCATCCCACCGGACAAGAAACCGGTAAGTTCTGTATTAAGTAAAGTTCAACAGTTTGTTACTTTAAAGCGTCGCATCGATGACTTAACAAAAGAACAGGCAGAGTTAAAAACATTTCTTTCGGATCTTGTTGATACCGAAGGAGAGCCAGATGACAAAGGTCATTTATGGTATTCGTTAGATCAAGAAGTCGATGGATATAGATCTTTGCAACGTCAACGCAAAGTTTCTCAAAGTCTCGACATGGCAGAGGCAACACGAATTTTAAAAGAAAAAGGACTCGACTCTCGCTGCTTTGTTATGCAACCTGTTTTAGATGAAGATGCAGTTATGTCTTGTCTATATGAAGGTTTGCTTACAGAAGAAGATGTTGATACGATGTTTCCTAAGAAAGTTACTTGGGCATTTATACCCTCTAAGTCATAAGGTCTGGTAGATATGAACGACGAAGTTGACAAGCTCTTTGAAAGCCTGGATGATTACTACCCAGGATCAAAGCGCAAACGTCGTGCTCCAGATCCAAAAGCAAAACCACGTAAAGTTTCTACACCAGGAACTTGGGATTCTGAACCTCAGGTGAAGACACTTCCCAATGGAAAGGTGCTAGAATTGTTTAGCGCAGGTTCGTTAGGACTTGCGTTAAACAGACCGTTAGTTACTTTGAGGCTTTGGGAACGAAAAGGTTATATTCCACGTGCACCCTATCGCTTAAAGTCAATGCTTGTTAATGGTGTAAAGAAGCCCGGATGGCGGATGTACAGCAGAGCAATCGTCGAAGCAACTATCGAGAGTTTTCAATCTCGGGGGCTTCTTGAAGCACCCAGAGTTGATTGGAATCGACATCACGACCTATCAATTGAATTGATGGAGAAATGGACTAAGATTCACTCTCAAGAAACAACTTAATATGACCATCAACCTATGATCCACTGACCGAAAGGAGATACCCACATGGGTATCCGTATTGAAAGCACAGAAACACCTAACGTTGACTCTTATGTAGTCACCGCACCAACACCACAAGATCTTGAAGAGATCTTTACCGCAGAGGACGAAACAGAAACACCAGAACGTTCTTCTGTAATCCAAACAGGTTGGGCAGCAGCTAAGAAAGCCGTAGCAAAGTCCAGCAAAACATTCGCAACTGACTTCCGATTTGACGAGGATGTCCAACTAATTAAATTCATTGGTAATGAGCCAATGTCCTTTATGCAGCACTGGGTAAATCGTCCTGGTAAGAAGTCCTTTATTAGCATTGGTGAGGGCGACCCACTAGTTGCTGTAGGAAGTAAGCCAGATCAAAAGTTTGCGTTTACTGTCCTAAACCTTTCTGACGAAGACCCACAACTTCAATTGATGATTGTTGGAGTTCGTCTATGCGGACAACTTGAGAAGCTTGATTCTGATAAGAAGACTGGCCCGCTTAATCGTCCTGACATTTACTGGGCTGTAAGTAAGACCGGTACCGGTACAAAAACCTCTTACACAATTAATCCTGTGAAAGAGCGTGACCTCGCTGAGGATTGGGGAATCGACCCTGTTGCAGCTGCTGAGTTAATCAAAACAATGAAGCCACTAGGACCAGAAGCACTTCACACTTCTACCAAGGCTGAACTTGCTGAGATTGCTCGAGAAATCGCATCAGGTAACTAACCCAAACAATCGTGCTGAGGGCCCATCTCTTGGTGTCTCCTTTTCTCTATGGGCCCTCAGCGCACCAACCTCAGGAGCGCTAATGAATATTATTACTACACAAAAACAACTTGACGAACTTGTTAAGGCGTACGACGCCGTAGATGCTTTTTGCTTTGACGTAGAAACTGTTGGTGATCATCGCGGAGACCCTCGTCAAAATATTGTTACCTGGATTGCTTTGGCTACCCACGGACGTGTAGACGTTATTCCTATGGGTCATCCCAACGGCGAATATCTTCGAACCGATTACCCAATGCTTCCATCAGCAGCTTCTAGAGTTGCTCGTGGTTTAGAGCTTAGAGATTCTGATTATAGTAAGGATGAGCGCAAAGCTACTCGTGTATTTGGACCTGCCCCAGAACAACTAACTGCGGGTGAAGTATTTAAAGCTTTAAAGCCTTTACTTAATAGCACTAAGATCAAGGCGGGTCACAACCTTAAGTTTGACCTACAAAGCGTATCTAAATACATTGGCGGTCTTCCCGCACAGCCTTACGCATGCACCCTAAACGCGTCTTTTATACTTGATAACCAACATCGCAACTCTTTAGGTTTAGATGATTGCTTGCAGCGTGAGTTTGGCTACCACATGGTTAAGGGTGTAGGAAAAGAAGTGGAAAAGCATAGCTTTGAAGAGGTGGCAACTTACGCTGCCCTAGACGCAGAGTGGACCTGGAAACTTTGGTTGAAGTTATCTAATCAACTTGATACCGATGGTCTTCGAGGAATTTTTAACCTTGAGATGGATGTGCTTGAAGTAATCTGTCGTATGGAACTACGAGGTGCGGATATTGACGTTGATCAATTAGAGAAACTTAAAGCAAACCTTGACGTTCAACTTGAGACTACTAAAGCAACCATCTATAGGTTAGCCGGTAAAGCTTTTAATATTAATAGTGTTCCTGAAAAACAAAAATTATTGTTCTCTCCTAAAAAGGATGGGGGTAGGGGGCTAAAACCAAAAGTTCTAACCCCCGCAGGGCAGAAGCGGGCTGACGAGGGTAAGCCCGCCTCTGTCTCTGACTTTTCAGTCTCTGAGCCAGCACTACAGGGTTTGGCAGGTAAAGATCCTTTAGTAGACGCTCTCATTGAATATTCTGATCTCAATAAGTTATTAACAACTTATGTAATTCCATATCTTGGTGGAGACATAACCAGAACTCTTGCTGGTAAGTCTAAAGTAACTGCTAAGAAGAGCTTGATGCTTAAAGGCCGTATTCATACCGACTTTGTTCAATATGGTGCGGAGACCGGCCGGTTCTCTAGCCGTAATCCGAATTTGCAGAACGTGCCGGCTCCGCACACACCTAATGGTAAGGCTATCCGCAACCTTTTCGTAGCCCCAGAAGGATATTCTTTAGTAGTTGCTGACTATTCTCAGATTGAGCCTCGTGTAATTGCATCGTTTAGTCAAGACAGGATTATGTGTGGTGCTTACTTAAACGGCGAAGATATCTATACAACTATTGGAAATACTATGGGAGTAGATCGTAAAGCTGGTAAAGTATTAGTTTTGTCATTAGCTTATGGAGTTGGTCCAGATAAGATCTCTTCTTCAATTGGTTGCACGCTGGCCGAGGCTAGAGATCTATTGGATGAGTTCGTTGCTAAGTTCCCCTCAGTAGCACGATATAAGCGACAGGTCATTAGTGAAAGCCGTCGTCAAGCCCCTATACCTTTTGCTAGCACCCTTTTAAAGCGTCGCAGGTACCTTCCAGACCTCAGGTCAAACGAGGTCTGGAAACGTTCTCGTGCAGAGCGTCAAGCCTTTAATACGGTAATCCAGGGGTCGGCTGCAGACCTAATTAAGCTTGCTATGATTAGGGCTAATAAGATGATTCCGGATAAGGCAAACCTAATCCTTACCGTGCATGACGAGTTAGTTACGGTTACGCCTACAGATATTGCTGAGGAAACCGTAAAACAAATTCGTTTAGCAATGGAAGGTATTAACGCATTATCTGTGCCGTTACTGGCAGACATCACTACTGTAAAACGTTGGGGAGAGGCTAAATGAAGTTCTTACGCCGTAAGAAAAAGAAAGAAGAAGTCGTCACCCAAGTTCCCCTTACAGTGTTGATGCGAGAAATTATCTACGACTCTATGTTAACTCCTACGGAAGGTATAGCAAATCTTATGGGTTTGCCGCCTATATCTCCAGAGGTTGCTGATATGGAGGAGCAGGCAAGCGAGTCAAGGCTGTCTAATATTGCAGAGCTTATTCCTTTTATCGACGCTCACGCAGATATAGCGGCAAAGATTGCAACCTCTGCTTACATGCTAGATGAGGAGAATAAAGATGACGTTTCAGAAGAAAACTTGGATCAGTTAAACACGTTGTTTAGAATGATTGCGTTGTCTTCTTCTTTATCTTGCGTATCAACTTTAAACAACATCGGACTTATCGAATCTAAGGTGGTGCACTATGAGCAACAATAACTGGTGGGCAAAGAAGTTGGGTACTACGCCTTCTACGCAAAATACTCCCCCAACATCTCCCCCTGCACCCAACGTTTACCGCCCACCTACTCAAACACCTAACGTTCAAGTTTCTTATGATCCCCAACAAGATCAATTAGTTACTCGAGCTCAAAGTGCTAGGGACTCAGAGCGTTGTCCAGGCTGCATGTCTGGTAACTATATGGCGCCTCCCGGTACTCAACGCAAACGCTGCTATGATTGCGGTTACCCAATCGTTCAAGCAGGTTCTGGTGTTGGAGGCACTGGTCAAGGAGGAGCACCAATCCCAGCTAAACAACCTTCACAAAGCGGTGGATTTAACCCAACAACAATCGTAGATAGGATCGGATAATGGCACTAGCAGCAGAGGCTTTAAAGATTGCAGCAACTATAAATAAAAAGCTTGGCTCAAATACAGTCATTCTTGCTGGAGATGCTGTTCCTTCTCAGCGCATTACATCTGGATCATTAACGCTGGATGTTGTTTTGGGCGGAGGTTGGCCTATGAATCGTTGGGTTGAACTAGTTGGTGAAGCTTCTCACGGTAAGACAGCCTTAGCTCTTAAGACTATTGCTGCAAACCAAAAGCTTAACCCTGATTTTGTTGCCGTATGGATTGCTGCAGAAGACTTTGACTCAAAGTATGCAGAACTTTGCGGTGTAGATAATAGTCGAGTTTTACTTGTAGAAACTAATAGTATGGAGGATGCGTTTGATGCGGTTATTCAATTCATGGAAAGCAAAGCTGTTGATATGGTCGTTGTTGATTCACTTCCTGCCCTGGTTCCTAGTGCAGAAGATGAAAAGCACATGGAAGAATTCACCGTTGGACGAGGAGCCCTCATCACCAACAAATTCTTCAGAAAAGTAGCTAGTGCTACCAAGCGTGATCTGATTGAGTCAGAACGTCCAGTACTTGGAATTATGATTAATCAGTACCGTATGAAGATTGGCGTTATGCATGGAGATCCACGAACTACACCTGGAGGTTTGGGTAAGGACTACGCTTACAGCGTTCGTTGCGAAGTAAAGCGCGACGACTGGGTAGAGGTTGGTACCGGTGAGAGTAAGCGTCGAGTAGGTCAAACTATTAGGGTACGCACTATTAAGAACAAGACTTTCCCTCCTCAACAGACCGCCTATCTGGACTTTTATTTTGCAGACGGTGGGGCTATTGACGCGGGTGGTTACGACACCGGTAAGGAAATTGTTGCTTTAGCTTTGCTAAATGGCATTGTAGATCGACGTGGTGGTTGGATGTACTACGGTGATCGTAAGTGGCAGGGAGCGCAGGCCCTTATTGATTCTTTACGTGAAGAGATTGACCTAAGCGAAGAGATCAGCAAGGCAGTCCTAGGCACTATTAAAGCTCAACCTATATTGGCGCTTGAGGATCTGGATGAAAAGTGAGGGGCAGAAACAATCTCTAAAGCATGAGAAGAGATTGGCAAAAAAAGTTGATGGACAACGTTCAGCAGCTTCTGGAGCTTTTTGGTCTCGTAAAGGAGATGTAAGAAGTGATGAACTTCTGATTGAGCACAAATGGACTGGTAAAAAATCAGTAACTATTAAATCAGACGTTTTAAAGAAGATAACCACTGAGGCTATCCTAGATAGCCGGATACCAGTGTTAGGTCTTCACCTTGACGGAGAGAACTACGTAGTTTTAGTGGAGGAGGATTTCTTTGAACTTCGTAATTCAATCAAAGGTGGATAAATGGAAAACCAAGACGAGCCTACATGGGCTTGGCGATACAGCGCTAAATGTCGTGGCGAAGATACAGAAATGTTTTTTCCTCCTCGAGACAAGGCGTTATACAAACCGATAGCAGATAAAGCTAAGGCAATATGTTGGGGTAAGGACGGCAGACCAGCTTGTCCGGTTCGCAAAGAGTGTCTTAAAGAAGCTATCATAAACGATGAGTTGCACGGAATATTTGGGGGCATGTCCCACAGAGAAAGAAATGCAGCTCAGAGAAAATATAAAAAACAAGGATTAACATTAGACGAATGGATAAACCAGGATGGTAAGTACGGGCAAACCTAAAGCAGGAGCACTAAAGGCATTTCTAGATGCNTCTAAACGAGAAACTCGTTTAATGGGTGCTCTAGAGCGACATGTGCTCGCAAAGCCNTTTGACTCACGTAATATGGCTGTACTTCATCCATCCGACATTATTAAACCAGAGTGGTGTCACCTAGCNTCATATCACGCCATCCTTGGTAACTATAAAGAGGTTAGAGAGAAGCCCACACTTCGTCTAGCGTCTATCTTTGCTGAGGGACACACCATTCANGCTAAGTGGCAGAACTGGCTAAAAGAAATGGGAGTGCTNTATGGTAAATGGGAGTGCTCAGGCTGTGGGCCAACTGATTGGGAGTTAGCCTCCGATCTAGACTTCGAAGATAGTTGTGGAACTTTTGAGTACCGAGAGGTTCCGCTGTACAGCCCTAAACACCGCATCTCAGGTCACTCAGATGGTTGGGTAAAGGGTTTAGGTGACGACTTCCTAATTGAGATCAAATCTATTGGTGCGGGAACATTACGCTTTGAGGCGCCTGCACTACTATCACAGTCAGACGGTGATCTAGAAAAGGCTTGGCGCAATATTCGTGCTCCTTTTAGATCACATCAGCTACAGGGTCAGGTTTACCTACACTTAACTCATCTCATGGTAGAGGCTGGGGAGCTAGCTAGCGCTCCTGACGAGATCGTATTTATCTATGAGCTTAAAGCTAACCAAGATTATAAAGAGTTCGTGGTTAAGTACAATCCAGAGTTTACTAAGGACATCTTTGATAGCGCTCTTGATATTGCCTGGGCAGTTGACAACCAACGCCCACCTATGTGTAATATTGACCCTCTTAAGGGATGTAAACGATGCGAACCTTTTAGGAGCAAAGATGCCTGATTACGAATATAAATGCACTAAGTGTCAAGAAGTGATGGAGAGTTTTTTTCCAATTGCAGATGGGCCCTCTCCAGCAGTAGTATGTAAGTGTGGGGGAGAGGCATTTCGCCAATACTCAACATTTGGTATACAACTTAAAGGCGGAGGATGGGGCGGTCAATGACACATGACGGAGTAAAACTTGATTACTTTTGGATTGATGACAACGGGGATTCTCACTGCGAGTGCGCTTCTTGTAGGGCAGAGTTTTCTTACAAGGGGTTGCCTGTTTTAGTAGCCGATGATGATTTCCTTGAGCACTTGCAGGAAAACGGTTTTGATGAGACGATTGATGAAGGAGACTTAGGTCTTGAATGGGATGACTGGGCAAAGGAGAACCTAGCATGAGTCCAATTGAATTAAAAGTTGCAGAGGCTAGTCGTAAGACTATCGAAGCTTTGCATCTTCAAGGTATGAACGTAAATCAAAATTATGGTTATGATGCGCCATCGCTTCCTGCAGACATCACCGGTCTTATGGAAGAGCAGGTAATGGATCTGTATACTAAATATGTAGCCTACCTTGAGTTTATTAATCTACAGCTTTGGTGTGCTGAAGTAGACAAGGCCGAGGCAGATAAGAATCTTTCTTTTATAAAGTCTCAAAAACGTTTAGCCTTGAAGAAAACAGGTACAGCTGTATCTATGATTGACGCAGAAATTGAGGTAGATCCGGATTACAAGGCTAAGTCTGATTCTTTGCAAGAGCTGTCTAATTATCATGGCCTTATACACATCATCTCAGAACGCCTTTCAAAAGACATCTCTTTAATTAACCGTGAGATTACTCGCCGCGTTAATATTAACAAGGCAACCGGTAGAAGCAGTTGGATGAATCCATGATGCCAGAGTGGGAGCAGATGTCTTTGTTTACCGACGAGGAGCTAGGCATTAATAAGTCTTATAACATTATTGGTCTTACAGGTTACGCACAGTCTGGAAAAGACACTCTTGCTAATATTCTTATGGATAAGTATGGGTATCGTCGTATTGCTTTTGCCGACACTATTCGTGAATTTCTCTACGAAGTAAACCCTATGGTTGCTTGTAGTCCCACAGGTTACCTAAAAGACTTAGTTAACCTAGTCGGTTGGGATAAAGCAAAACAAGAGCCACAAGTTCGCCGGTTGCTTCAAGATTTAGGAGTTACTGCTCGTAAGTTAATTGACGAAGATATTTGGGTAAAGATTGCTCTACGAAATCTATCCGCGGGGGATCGCGTAGTTATTACAGATGTTCGCTTTGAAAATGAGGCTAAGAGTATCTCTGCTTTGGGAGGTCAGTTATGGCGTGTAAAGCGTGCTGGAGTAGATGCGGTCAATGCTCATATCTCTGAGACACAGCTAGACGGCTATCGAGTAGATCAGATTTTTCTTAACAACGGCACAGTAGAAGATCTGCAGTTGTTGGTACAGATTAGGATGCAAGATGCCTTCACAAGGTAGAAAACATCGTGGATATAAATCTCAAGATATCCTGGCAGATAAGCTTGTTTTAGAGGGTTGGCCTTACGCAAAATCTACCGGAGCTGGTAGGTCGGGCACAGATGTCACTGGAACTATAGGCATTGACTGGGAAGTAAAGGCTAGAAAAGATTTTAACCCTAGCGCAGCTATAAAACAACTAAAAGAGCGAAGTGACGGTAAGACTTTGCCTATAGCTGTTCTTAGATTAAACGGGCAAGGCCCGGCCACTATTGGGGACTGGCCAGCTGTTTTACGTTTAGACGACCTTATACGGCTATTAAAAGAGGCTGGATACCCTGACTTAACCCCTTAAATAACGTACCTTGTTCCTTGGGTGGGCGATCAAAAATCGAATCCAAAGGACTACAAACTCGTGATTGAAAAAGATACAACAGAAGAACAGTTCCTGCGTGTAAGCGCCGGTTCTAATGCCCAATCAGTGGGCTCAGCTATTGCTCACGCTCTTTATGAGCGTCCGCAGGTTAAACTTCGGGCAGTTGGTGCATCAGCTGTAAATCAGGCTGTTAAGGCCATCGCTATCGCTAGAGGCTATGTTGCCCCTAGAGGTCTAGACCTTAGCTGTCGACCAGGATTTACTACCGTTGATTCAAGGGACGGACAAATCTCGGCAATAGTCTTTACTATCAATGTAAATTGATATATTCTTTATTTTAAGAGATCTCTAAACAGTTAGGAAAACCATGGCAAAAAGCTCAATCCCAAGCCCTGACGAGGCGCTTGCAGGTATGGCAAAGCAAGGCCGTCAACCTATGATGAAAGAAGGAATTAAATTTAGTTCTCCTTCAGCATCACCGGACGCAGGAACACTTGTAAAGAAGAAAGGCGCACAGGCTGGAGATCCATATGGATCAAAGGGTGCACCTCGTTCAAACGTACCGGCTGCGGTACCTGCTCAAGATCGTAATGGAGCAGCCTACTCAATTAAAGCAAAGTACACAAAGATGACTGACCCAGCTGCTGGTATGACCCAGGCAAACGGACGAATCATTGCGACCGCTACAAAGCGTGACCGTACTAACTTTGATTCCGGAGCTGGTGCTTCTTACTAATTTCGTGTATGCTAGTCACTAGGCCTTGAGGTTTCCTCGGGGCCTAGTACTGCAATTGGCCTAAACATTGGAGAAGTATGTTAGAAGAATTGTACGCAGAAGCTAAATCAGCCGGTTATTCCAAACTTTGTATTGTAGGCCAATGGGCTTCTACTCTTTCTGAATCCGATAAGTCAGCATTAGAGACTGCAATGGATGATGATGAATTAACAACAAAAGATTTATTTGTACTACTACGTAGAGCTGGCGGTAATTTTGGTCGCACCTCCGTTCGTGAACACCGACAAGGAGAATGTGTATGTCGCTAGCAGATGACTATGATGCAATAATTCAAACTAGTAACCAAGGTTCCGATAAAGTAAACAAAAATATTCCCGAAGCTTGGAGGCCTAGATCTGAGATTGGTTCAGATGGTGGCTTTGTCGTATCTACCCCAAGACCAGATGGTAATACTCCTGGCGCAGAAGAAATTCTGCGAGAGGCTAATTTAGATCCTGCTGAATGGGCAGTTATTTCTCATAGACGCTCTCGTTGGCAAAAGTATGACGGAGAGTGGCTTGAATCATTTAGGGTTAACGTAGTTCCTGTAAACTCAACGGTAGAAAAAGATTACGATCTAACAGAGTTATTTGAAACAATTAATAAGTGGAAACCAGGAAAAGTATCCGAAAATAAGGGAGACCTTACTGCCGTGTACAGTATTGGTGACACTCAATATGGAAAAGATGATACCCCTTTAATTATTGATAGAGTTTTACATTCGTTAGACGAAGCAGTAGAGCATCACAAGTATCTCTCAAAGAAGTACAACATAGGTCAGATTGCTTTGCCACAGTTAGGCGACTGCATTGAAGGTATGACAAGTCAAAAGGGCAAGGTCATGGGTCGTCATGATATTGGCGTATCTGAACAAGTTCGAGTTGGTCGTCGAATGCTATTGGCACAAATTAAGGCTTTCGCACCTTTAGCAAATAAGATCATTGTTCCCGTTGTTCCTGGCAATCACGATGAGGTACAACGATTTTTAGTAGGTCGTCCTGAAGATTCTTGGCAAATTGATGTGGTAGCCTCAGTAGAAGATATTTGCAAAGAAAGTGACTTCTTACGAGATCGCGTTGAGTTCAGGTACCCAGCAGCTGATGATAGTACTCTTACTATTAACTTAAGTGGGGTAATGTACGGAATGGCTCATGGTCATCAAGCTCGTGACATGATTAAGTGGTGGGCTGGACAGGCTATGGGTCGTTGTTCTGTAGCACAAGCAGATATTCTTAACGTTGGGCACTATCACCATTACCGTGCACAAAATGTAGGTCCAAGATTATTTATTCAGAATCCTGCTATGGACAATGGTTCGGCATGGTTCCGGGATAAGTCTGGGCTTGAAAGTGCACCAGGAATTATTTCGTTAGTACTTGGTGAAGGTATAGATCCTCGACGAGAGTTAGTTGTTTTAGGTGGTAAAAACGACCGCTAATAAAAAACCCCCGGTTATTAGCCGGGGGTTTTTATTTTAAATTACTTACCGCAGCAAGAACACTTTGTTGATTCTTTAGCTGCTGGAGCTGCGCCGAACTTAGGGCGACCGAAGCCTACGATTGAAATCATAACCTTCTTAGGGTTCTTCTTGTAAGCACGAAGCTTTTTAGAAACCTGTCCGCCATTTCGTTGGCTTCCTTTTTCATCTGGGCTAGTATTTCCTTCGATACACCAGACTGTTCCATCACCGTTATCTTTGACAACAATTCCAACGTGACTAATCCGATCGACGCCATCTGAGGGGAAATCAAAATAGGCGATATCTCCTGGTTCTGGGTCGGCTAGATCTCCATCGATCCAGGCGTTCTTCTTCTTAAATGCTGCTGCGCCACCTGGTGTGTAAACGGTATTAGGTACCTTTACACCGGCTTCGTTAGCACACCAGTTTACGAAAGACCCACACCATGGCTGGAAGTTAGCCTTTGTGTAAGCGCCATACTTTGTCTCATTATCCTTAGGACCTTCAATGGTTCCTAATTCTGCTGTTGCAACCTCAATAAGACGGGCTGCTGTACCTTGATCTGCCATTATCGATTATCCCAATCTTCATCTACTGGTTGTTCTTCTGGAACTTGTCCATCAGGCTTAGATGCAGCTGCATAAGAAACAGCTCCGGCTGCACTAATCAAGATATCTGTACCGTTTTGCTTAGCTTCAACCTTTAGGTCAGACTCGCTCTTAGCCTTTGTATCTACAGCAGCAAACGCAGCATTAATTTCTTCTAGGTCAAGCTTTCCATCATTCATAAATCCACGAGCAAGCTTTTCAACAACTGCTGCTACCGCTGTTAGACCAGCTACAGTTACCGCAGTAATAGTGTCTACACCTGCAATAGCTCCAGCACCAATCACTGATAGGCCGCTAGCAGCAAACGTAGCTACAATTCTCATTAAAATGTTTCCGATTGATTTCATTATTCCTCATCCTTTGGGTTACGAAGGGGATAGGTGACAGCCCAAGCAATCAAAGTTCCGATGATTGCGTAGCCAACGATTGTTTTTGCTGAACCGTCTAGTACCACCCAAGCAATGAACATGCCAAGCAATGTCCATAGTTGGTCAATCATGTCTCTAATAATCTTCAAGGTTTACGTCTCCTAACGCCTTTAGAATCTCCTGATGGACCTCCGCCACCAGAGCTACCTCCACCGCTTGATCCACCAGTGCTTCCACCAGTAGATCCTGCTGCTGCACTCACTGCATTCATAGCAGCACCCGCAGCCACAACGGCAGCAACTACCATTTCTGTTGCTTCTTCACGTTCTTCGGGGGACATATCAGCACCGATACTTCCAAGTGCTTGTAGGGCTTGACCAGGGTCACTAAATAATTCGCCAATTAACTCCGCAGGGTTCTCGAGTAGCACGAGGGCTGCAGCAACGTCTGCTGTAATTATAACTTCATTACCGTTTTCATCCCGCCTAACCTCAACAGGAGTCTCTGGTGGTAGGTCCTTATACTCAATTCCTGCTTCAGCAATTGCTGCGGCACTTACCGGGCCACCATCTGCAGCTTCAATTAAGGCTTCAGCAATTACTTCTTTTTCAGCTTCAGTTACAACACCGTCCGCTTGAGCATCTTCAACAGCTGTATCAACTGCTTCCTCTGGTGTGCTAGGCTCTGAGGATGATTCTTCTAACGGATTTTCTTGCTCTGGCTCTGGTGTCACTGGTTCTGGTTCTGGTTCCACGGGTGCTTCAGGTTCAGTCGGAGCCTCGGGTTCTACGGGTGGTGTTTCGGGCTCTACCGGTAGTGGTGGCTCTTCTGTGGGTGGTAATGGCTGTTCTGTATCAGGGTCAACAGTAGATGGATCTTCAGGGTTTGGTGAAGGCTCTTCAGGCTCAACAGGAGGCTGTTCTGGCTCAGGCACAGGTTCAGGCTCAACTTCTGGGGTTGGCGGCTGAGGTTCTACAGGATTTGGAGGAGTAGGTGGATCGGGAACAATTTCAGGCGATGTGGGACCTTGAGGTTCAGAAGGCTCGCCAGATGGTGGATTCGTGGATGGCGGAGGGGTCTGAGGATCTCCTGATTGAGAAGATTCTTGAGCAGGAGGAGTCGGATCGAGAGGCGGTACAGGAGTCGGTTCGCTTGGCGACACAGGTGGCTGTGGAGGCGCTGGCGGAGTTACAGGTGCTGAAAGCGCAGTTACAGCAGTCTCAACCTTCTGAACAGCAAGATTTGCCGCCTGATCAGCAGTCGCAAGAGTAGAAGCAGCCGTTGCAGTAAGTGAAGTTAAGGTAGCTACCGCAGCGACTTTAACCTCTGTTTTATCTTCCACTACGTCTTGAGCAGCAGCAATAGTTTCAGTACTTACTTCGGTCATAGGCTTTATAGGTTGTCCCGCAGCTTCACGAACACCAATGCGCGGTCCGTTATAAAGATTAGTTGTGTTTCCAGCGGCAGTTCCTACGCCAGTCCACTCCCCAGTTGTAGGGTTTACGGTCATAGTCCAGTTAACGTTTGTAATAGGTCCGTTGTTGTCTCCAAATCTGTGGAGATCCCAATCAACAGCTAATGTGGTTTGAGTTGTGGTTACGGTAATAGATGCCCCTGGACCAGCACTCATAAAATCAGAGGCAAATACTGAAATGTGAGGTCCTGCTGGGAAATCCCACCAGTTAAAGTCACCATTACCAAAAGTAATAGTTGCTTTTGAAGTTACAAATATCTGACTTGCTGTTCCCTGACCTTCGTACACAGTATTTCCCATTTTAATATCAAATGGTGTTTGGATTTTAGTTGCAGCATCATACATAGGTGGAAGAGTTGTTGTAGTAACTGTTGGGGTTTCTGGAGCAACGGGTGCTACATAGCCTTCAGTTGTGTAGACCTTTGTATTAGCTGTCGCATTAGTCAGGGTTTCTAAAGCAGTTTGGGCACTATTTAAGTTCGTAGTTGCTGTAGCTACGACAGCTGTCTGAGAGTCAACAGCCTGAACTGCTACTACCGCTAAAGCAGTAGCAGACTCTGCAGCGACTATGGCTGTTTGAGCCTCTACAACGGGGGTTGCGGCTGCAGATTGTTGTTCAGTACTTGCGGTATTGATAGCCGTAGTTAATGTTACAGTTGCGTTCTCAATTTTCTCTGTGACGGAGGTAACTGTTGGAACTATTGTTGTTGGTGCCGTTTCTGATGGGGTGGGCTGTGGGNTCGATCCAGTCGTACTANCCTGAGAAGGAGAAGTTGAAGTGGGCNCAGGCGAAGATTGCTGCGATGCAGTTAGATTTGGACCGCTGGTCGAGGAAGAATCAGGAGTGGGCGAAGGAGATGGTTCAGAAGTCGAACTCGCCACAGGAGTTGCCTCAGCAGAACTTGTCGTATTGGAAGTTTGAGGGTCCGAAGTTGCAACAACGGGTTCTGGACTTGGAGATGGAGTTGGACTCGCTTCGGTCGAAGACGGTGTGGAAGCAGGACTAACTACAACCACATCTGTGGCTGGATCTTCTGCATTAGCTGAGTTTTGTCCCAAAATAAGTAAGAATAGTGCGAGAATTAGTGCTGCGAACAGGCGCAGTGATATTATTATTCTCTCCTTCTGTTATGTTCATACTTTAACATGACATGGTGTAATTTTTGTATCATAGTTCCCCCTACAACTTAATTCTTTATTCTCTGGAGACTTAATGACACCTCAAGACTGGGCCGCATTTGCGCTCTCAATAACTTCTTTANTAGGCGCATTTGCTATTATGGTTCGTTGGATGGTTAAGCACTATCTGTCCGAACTTAAACCGAATTCGGGTAGCAGTTTAAAAGATGCCGTTAATAGGCTAGAGTCAAGAATTGACGACCTATACGTTATGCTTGCAGAAAGAAACAATAAGGAGTAATTATGAAACTTGATCCAAAGTTAATCGCAGCGCTTGCCTCATACGGCCGTTCATTTTTAGCAGCTGCAACCGCTCTATGGGTAACTGGAAACACTGATCCAAAGGCTCTTCTAGCCGCCGGATTAGCTGCAACTCTTCCTGTAGCACTTCGTGCCCTAAACAAGAAAGACCCCGCTTTTGGTCTTATCGGTAACCTAGCGCTACCTGAAATCACCAAAACTCTTAATAAGCTTATTGATGATTCCAATAAAAAGGCAAAGAAAGCCGTAGCTAAGAAAGCCACAGTCAAGAAGACAAAGTAAACTTCTGATATGGCATCCTCACATCAGAATTGGCAGTACCTAGGGGCTAGCGGGTACATAGGCGCTTACACCACCACAGGTGGTGGAGGCACGCCTATCGTACCCCGCAGCAACATAGATTCTTTGCGTATTGGTGTAGGCCGAACCCCTTCCGCAGAATACCCAGATGGTTATCTAGGAACTATTCGTTCACGTCGTGATGATCGCGGTACCGGAACAGATACAGTTTTGGATTCTCTTAAAGCAAGACAAAATCAAAGAGGGTACCAACGCGGTGTTCACAAAGGTGAGCGCATAGATCCAGGTCAGTACATGTGGCCAGATAATTTAAAGCCGGATCGTAGACTTAAAGTTGGCGCAAAGCTTGTAGATAATGATGGCGCTTTAACTATGAATGTGCGTAGGAATGCCCCTAAACAAGAGTTGGCCCCACGTCCACACTTGGTAAACGATGGCAAAGCTAACATCTCTTCTAACGTACCNGCAGAATTTAATCCACGAATTGCACAGCAATTTGTTCATCTACAGCCAAGGTGGAAATAATGCCACAACAAGANAGTATTTATGATCATACTAAAGGTCGTCCTATAGTAGACANCGGACCAGAGATCCGGTACGACTACATGGGGCCGTTTGGTAGCGTGCAGGAGGCTCTTTTGACTAGAGCTGTTCGTTCAGTAACTCTTCCCGCAATGATGATTCAAGATATTGTTCGCCCACCACTTCCACAAGTGCAGTTGTTCCCGCCACGATACGGATATAGAACTCGTGAGCTTGGCATCATGGACGTAATGAATGTAGATTCAGAGTTCCAGCCAACACGCACAGACTTTAGTCAATCCAACGGATCTTTCCAAGGTACCGGACGCAACGTTTCAGAAAGCGTGTGGTAATGATTGAGGCTATATCTACAGAAACTATCTATGATGGTAGTGTTGAGTGCCCTAAGTGTGGCCTATTTATGACCCCACTAGAAGCTATGTACACAGATGGCAAGATGTGCCCTACTTGTCGTAATGGACTTTACGGCAAGCATATGAAACGAGCTATGAGTGAGCGCTAAATCTGGAGGCAAACCGCCTCGTCGAGCCGTACCCAAGTCTTCGTCTGCCCCTAGAGCAAGTTCCCCTAGAAAAAGAGCAGAGACAACCACTAGGCAGGTACGCACCCCAGAGTGGGATAGAAGATCTTCGGGTAAATGGACCTCTGGTCAGGCTTATACGCTAGCTCCGGGATCTGAACAAGGTATTGCAAGGCGGCGTAACACCAAAAAGTATGTTGCAAGGACTAAAAGAGTTATACGGCCACGCATACAAAAACGCCCAAAGGCTGACAA